ACCGGGGGTATGGGTCCCTCGCTCTGACCGTTTGCCCAAACGCGCGCCTTTTTTTCCCGGGTTCTTTTTAATCCCCAAAATTCCCCGAAAATCCGCACAAACGCGCGACTTTTCCATATCTGAGTTGTACCATTTGGTACAAAGTGGTCCATTTGGTTCGGCAATCACGGCGTAGAAGCCATAACGCCAGCCGTTACATCCGTAATGATCTTTATTATATCTTGCTTTCCACAATGAGCTTCGTTACGGTGTGGTATGGCTGGTAAGGAATGCCCTGGCTGCGGCGCTAAATTCGTTGGTTTGGAGCGGCTGTGTTTTTCGTGCCGTCGCACGTCTGGGACTTCACCGCTTCATTTCCAGGAAGGCGACACAGAGCCGCATGTGAGATATCGCGTGGTCGAGGGCCGCGAGATTTGCCCTTCCTGCAAGCGCCCCATGCGGCCTCTGACCAATGCGGAGCGTCAGCGGGGTTGGCGGGCGCGCGCTCAATCATCGAAAGGAAGTCAGAATGGTTGAGACCAGTTCGCTACCGCAACTTTTGAGCCTGGCGCAGTCGCACATTTCCGAGGTTCTTGTTAATTTCACGATGGTTGCGCCGGGAGGGGCTGTCGACGCCGAGATGGTCAAAATATTGGTTGAGGATGCGCAAGATGACCTTGCCAGAGCCGCCAAGTTTCTAAAGTAGGGTTGGTTCCTGCCGCCTCATTTTCGCTTTTCAACCCCTTTCCAGTTTGTTATCATGCCGGCGTGGCTGCGGAAGCGTGGAATGCGAACCACATGGCGGTCCTTGTCGGGTCATCGGCCGGGTGGCGCCTGGAAGCCCATGGATGCCAGAGAACAGGGCTTATATGGAGATCGCAACCCCATTCGCACCTGTTTGATGCCGGAGTAGCATCGGCCCGCGGCCACACTTTTTCCAAGACGTGATCCGACATTGACAGGAAAGCCCGTCGGCCCCATGCTCTAGGTGCCAAATGGATTGGGGGTCGTTCCCGGTCGGCGTTTGTGCCTCGGTGTAACCGGGGCCTTTCGCTTTTTGACATATCCTCGCATATTCTGGTATATATCCAGCCATGGCCAAGAAGCGCAAGGGTCCGGTCCGTCCTGGCGATCTGGCGCGGCGGATTGAAGCCAAGGAGCCCGAGAAGGCCGCTGCTTTCATGATTCTGGCGTCGCATCCCGATATTTCGGTTAGACGCGCGGCCGAGCACGTCGGCATTGCCTATGGAACGGCAAACCACCTCCACGAACGCATGCAGACTGAATATTTGCCGGTCCTCGAAACACTGCGCAAATACTCGACCAAGGATTTTTTGGCGCTTCTCGATGATCGTATCGGCAAAGCGCTTAAATTTCTTGGCGATGACAAGAAATGGAAGAAAGCCGAGATTCGCGATATTGGCGTCGTGATGGGGATTTTGTTCGACAAGCGCCAGCTCCTGCGCGGTGAACCGACTTCTATCATCTCGGTCGAGTTGCGCCGGCAATTAATCGACAGTATCCCATTGATAGTCGAGGAAGCGCGGCGCCGCGGCGAGGAGATCGAGTACAATCCCGGTGAGTTCAGCTATACCGACGGCTCGTCCCCGCCCACCGCGCGCCTGCGGCCTGACAAACCGGATATTGGCGAACCGATACAGGAGGTGCGCCAGAGAGGCAGGAAAATCCTGAGGAGAGGGGTTTCGAGATGAACGAGATGATCGAGAAAGTGGCGCGGGTGATTGCATTATGGGTTGGTTATATGGGTGTTTTAGACACCATGCCGTCGGGTGATCCTGGTGATTCTCGTAATGAGGCATGGATCGAGAGACAGTTTCGGCCATTCTTGCCAGCCGCCCAAGCTGTCATCGAGGGCATGCGAGAGCCGATTAAGAAGATGGAAGCGGCCGGGGGAATTAAGCAGGATTGCTCCTGGGAAACGGACGACGAAGCAACCGTCACAGAGATTTGGCAAGCCATGATCGACGAGGCACTAAAGGACACCCCTGAAACGCCCTCCGGTGAGGCGTGAGTGCCCATGGACCTGATCCCGGACATCGACGCCCGCAAGCTCAGGAGGCTGCCACCGGAGGCCTTCCGCTCCCTGGCGGCGCAATCGCTCGATCTCCTTCAGACCGATCGGCGCGAGAACCAAATCCTCTACTACCAGCCGGCCTCGGAGGCGGCCGAGCGTATCCACTATTCGCGGGCGCCGATAGTTGGCTGCGGCGGCGGCAACCGCTCTTCGAAGACCGAGACCGTGTTCGCCGAGATCGCGGCGCTGTCGACCGGGGTGTTCCCACAGCATCAAGAGATCAATGAGGAATTTCACGCCAAGTTCCGCGGCCCCCTCAATGTCCGTGTCGTCTGCCGCTCCCTGACCACGGTGTTGGACCAAATCCTGCTGCCCAAGCTGCAGTGGTGGAAATGGGTTGGCGCCGATGACCCGGGCGGTATGCGGGGGCACTGGGGCTGGATCCCGAAACTCTGCCTGCGCGACGCCTCATGGGGGCGCTCATGGAGCGCGCAGCTTTCGACCCTGACCGTGCTCTGCCGCGATCCCGACGAATTTGACCATGTGCTCGGCGAATCCACCATCCAGTTCATGTCGCACGGTCAGGACCCAGCCGATTTCGCCTCGGGTTCCTTCCACATCATCATGCACGACGAGGTGCCGAGCCAGGCGATCTGGTCCGAGAACCGCGCCCGCTCGCTCGATGTCAAGGGCCGGCGCTTCCTGGTCATGACCTGGCCCGAGGATCCGTCCATCGAGGTCGACTGGGTGTTCGACGAGGTCTACGAGCCGGGGCGCCCGGGCCCCAACAAGTCCGATCGCGTCGATTGGTTCGAGCTCTACACCACCGACAACCAGTTCGTCGATCCTAAGTTCGTCGAGGAGGAGGCGGCGAACTGGAGCGAGCAGGTGCGCGGCGTGCGCCTGTTCGGCCAGCCCATCCGCTTCTCCAACCTGGTGCATCCCCTGTTCACCGATTTGCCGCGCGTGTGGTGCTTCCGCTGCGGTGTGCCCCGCGTCGTCGTCGACGAGGTCTGCCGCGAGTGTAGCAGCTCCGATACGACGGAATACTGCCACGTCGACGATTTCGAGGTCGAGCCGGCTTGGCCCTGCGTCTTCCTTCTCGACCCGCACCCGCGCAAGCCGCACATGTTCTGCTGGGCCGTGATCGATCCCTCCGACGATATCTCGGTGATCGCCGAGGGCGCGGTCGACGGCGAGCCCGTGGACGTGCGCCAGGCGGTCGATGACATCGAGCGCCGGCTCTCGCTCAACACGACGATCCGCCTGATCGATCCCAACATGGGACGCTCACCGGCCAATGCGCGTATCCGCGAGAATACCTGGCAGGATGAGTTTTGGGAGGCGGGTCTCGTCTGCGATCTCGCCGACGATTCCGACGTCGGGCGCGGCCGGGTCAACGAATACCTCAAGCCGGACGAGCGTACCGGGCGGCCGCGGCTGCGCGTGCATTCACGTTGTCCAACCGCGATCTCACAGATCAAGCGCTATGCCTGGGACGAATACCGGCACTCGGCCGAGCGCGATCTCAAGCAAAAACCGCGGGATAAATATTCGGACATGCCGACCTTATTAAAGTATCTCTTGAACTTCCAACCGACTTTTCGCATGCTATCTCATGGCGCACCGGTTATAACTCGCCCCGGCACGCGACGCGGAGCATATTGATGAAGCGCTGTTTTCACTGTAAAGAAGACAAGTCCTATTCTGACTTTCATAAAGCGTATCGGAACACCGATGGTTACTCATCGTATTGCAAAGCATGTGCGAAAAGGGCGACCATTGAATCGTATTGGCGTGATCCAGAGCGTGTTAGGGCGCGGGCGAGAAATTGGGCGAAAGCGAATCGCGCAAAATGCCGACTGAGAAGCCAGCGGTGGATAAATGAAAATCGCGAACACGTTCGAGCACGAGATCGAGCGCGGTATCAACGGTGCAGACAAAAAATTCTTGAGTACCAAAAACAATACGCGGCGAAGAACCGGGACAAGAGGAATGTAATCTCTCGCCGCTGGGCAACCCTTCATCCAGAGAACACGCGCGCTCGCTGCCGGATGCGCCAAGCGATGAAACGACAAGCTGTTCCTACATGGGCGAATTTTAAGAAAATCGATGCGATTTACGCAAAGGCTAGAAAATTTGAGGATCAAACAGGAGAGCGATATCATGTGGATCACATAGTCCCCTTGAAATCTCCTCTGGTTTGTGGTCTTCATTGGGAGAGAAATTTAACAATTTTGAAGGCGTCAGAAAATATTCAGAAGGGCAATCGGGCGTGGCCGGGTATGCCATGAGGGGAAATGCCAATCACGATTGAATGCGACGGCGGTTGCGGAACAAGTTCAACCGATCCGAAGGATTTCAAGGAATTCGGTTTGGTGGACCGGACGTTCTATTGCGATGAATGTGCAAAGAAAGCCGATGAGTTCTTGAAAACCGTCGACGATCTTCACGACCAGATCGCGAAGCGCTGGCGCAATGATCTCAAGAGAGTCAGGAAACAGTTCGTGAAATCGCATTTCGGCTTTACGCTTCCTGACCATAGGGCAGAGCCATGAAAGAGATTTTGCGTGCTATCAGGGGTTGGTTTTTACTGATCTTTGTTGGCCATCCTGCTAAAGCACCGAGTCGGCCAAAGGATCCTTCGCGGGGCAAGGACGCCGAGGAAGCCGGTTACTGGTATTTCAAGCGCGACATTCTTGACCAGCTTGGCAATTATTTTAAATACATATGTAAAATGAAAAAGACCGATCCAGAGGGCTATCGGATGTATTCCAAGATCGGGGCGGCGATTGCACCTTTTAGAATTGAGGTTCGCACTCGGCTGGAGACGATTTGGAAAAGATCGGAGACGCGGCCGGGATTTGGGGCCGTGGCTTACGGAAGAAATTATGGGGATAAAGACACTGTTCCAATGAAGTTCGGCTATTTTCGCCGGATCGATCGGCCTCTTCCAATAATTGAGCTGGCACTAGGGCAAGTATATAGGGTTGTCATGTTTCACGCTGATCGCGGTGAGCGCATGACACCACGAAACATATCCGGGTTTTCCAGTGAGTTTTATGTCGAAATCGACGATGCCGCACGCGTTCATCCTTTGCGGCACGTTCAAAAGACGACGCAAAACATCCACCACCACGATGCCGTAGCCAAGAACGGTGCATTCCGAGTTAGCAAAATCACTCACACTCGCTTTGCATATGGCGTTTTTCTTGAAGAACCGGAAGACTTCGACCCGGCGCATTTTCGCACCCCGCAGCAACGGGCGGAAATAATCTTCTCGCTCATCGCAAACAATTATCAGCAAGCCAGCGGTGCCTTGAGAATTGCCATTACAAAGCGAAATATCACTGCGATGTTCGGATTGGACCTGCTGCGTACGCCGTATTTCTTCGACGAACGGGAACCCACCTATACCGACCGTGGCGCGAAGAAACGGATTTTGCATATTGTCCGAACGCACCATCGTCGCTTGGCGGGCGGTAAGGGCACCTTCGTCAAATCTCACTTTCGCGGCGAGCGAGAATTTCAATGGAAGGGCTATCATGTCCTGATCAGCATGCCCGGCAAGCATCATGCCGATCTTCTGGCCGCAACTTTCGGATCGCATGATTACGATGTCGATGAAACAGTGCCTAAAGGAATGTTAGGTCAGGCGGCCTTTGTCGACATAATATCCAAGCATCTGAGGAGAACGGCCGCATGGCTGACGCCAAATCATTAAACCGTAAGAAAACTGGCTGCTGTACGGTGTGCGATCGGGAACTATACGAAGTCTCAAGGCGCTGGCCACAGGGCCATCCTTACGCCGGCGAGATACGCCAGCTCGGCAGGCCGAAGATGCCGGTGATCCGGCAGCATTTCGTCCAAACCAACGGCAAGATCGCGGTCATCAGCTTTTGCGAGTCCTGCGCCAGGGACGCCGATGAGGGTATAGTCCATGTCTGGGCTAGGGTGCTGGCGGCCTTCGAATATGAACGCCGCCACCGCGTTGTTATCGGCATGCAGCCGCTCGATCAAAAGCAAGCGGAGGCGCAGGACGCGATGCTGCGCGAGCTCGTCGCCCATCCCATCGTTGGCGTCATTGCGACGGAGAGGATTGAAGCGTGACCGAGTGGCAGGCGATAGAAACCGCGCCGAAGGGGAAGTATAACCTCGCTCTGGGCTATTTCCCAGAACGCCCGCCGTGGCGAGCACAAATCAAGGAAATCAATACCGCTAGTTTATCAGGTTACGGCCCTCACGGTCCAACTCACTGGATGCCGCTGCCAGAGGCCCCCGCATGACCGACACGAATCTTCCGCCCCAAATCGACGGTGAGGATGTCCTCGCTGCCGCCGGGCCGCAACCTTCCCGTACACGCCGCCGGCGGCGCCTGAGCGCGGTCGCCGATGACGACGGCAAGGCGCGCATCGTCGAGCGCGTGACCCGGTTTCACGAGACCGATACCTCGGGCTGGCAGGACGATATCGACGCGCGGCTGCAGCGCTACGCCAAGCTCAGGATGTGGACCGAGGGCAAGGACTGGCCGTGGCCCAATTCATGTTTTTCCCTTGATACGGATATTCTGACCGATGAAGGATGGCGGCCGGTCGCTAGCATCGGGGTCGGTGATTACGTTTACACCCGCGACCCTGAGGGCCGGGCTTCCTATCGTGCCGTGGCGCGGGTTAATCGTGTTCAGAGTAATATCGCCGTGGCATTTTCAGGCAAGAGCATCGATCTGCTTGTAACCCTTAACCACCGCATGCTTATTGAGAATTGGGCGCGCCGCACACAATTCATTGCTGCCGAAGATCTGGTCGGCGCCGCCAACAAAGCTTGGTCAATCCCCCTTACATCGCAATGGTCGGGCGAGAATCCGCGGGCCATTAATGGAATCCCTGCCCGGCAATATGTACGGCTTCTTGGATATTACATTTCTGAGGGTAGCAAAAATACTGGCGGCACGCTCGGTATCGCCCAATGTCCCATGGCGAATCCGGAGAAATGCCGTATTATTGAAAGTGATCTGGTCGCCGCAAAAATAACTTGGCGACGGAACAAAGCCACTTACAGCCTTCATTCAAAATCAATGCCGGCGGCACTCAAGGAAGAATGGCGCCAGATAGGCACCAGTGCGGAGAAACTGCTGCCCGGTCATGTCCTATCCTTATCGCCAGATCTTTTGGCAGAATTGGTTGATGCTCTGGTGTTAGGGGATGGTTCCGTGGGCAAGAATGGCCATCGTGAATACTATACGACATCCAGGGCGCTCGCCGATCAGCTGCAGATCATTATGCAGAAAATAGGAAAGCGGGCAACAATATCGGTTCGATCCAATGCCGGTTGCGGTAATATCAAAGGGCGTAAAGTCAAAAACATTCTTCCTCTCTACGTTGTCAGCCTGAACACAAAGCTCACGATCCAAGCGCGCAAACTTTCCGCCGAATTCGTCATCTCCCAAAAAGCAACGGAATTCGCTTGCGTTAACGTGCCGCCTTATCACACGCTCTACGTTCGCAGGGGCGGCAAAGCTGTGTGGTGCGGCAACTCCGACATCGGCCTGCCCGACATCATGGAAAAGTCGCTGCGGGTCCAGGATACCTTGCACAACGCGGTCATGTCGGCGCGGCCGCCGATCGGCGCCAGCGCGATCCAGAAACAGAACCGCGAGAAGGAGGACGTGATCAACGACCTGATCGACTATCAGGTTTTCGTCGAGCAGGACGGCGAGCGCATCGTCGGCGATCTCGCCGATGCCTTCGTCAATGACGGCCACTACGTCGCCTTCATTCCTTGGGTCAAGGAAATGCGCGAGGCCTCGGAGGCGCTGATCTTCGACCCGATCCCGGAAGATCAAGAGCCGGCACGCTACTTCGAAACGATCCTCACCGGCGAGTACGGTGGCGCCGCATTCGCGCCCGCCAACCGGGGCGATGGTTGGGACTGGATCGTTCATGTGTCGGGCGATGACGAATCGGGCCTATCGACCGAAACGGCAGGCGCCGACGGCCGGCTGCGCGTCGGCTTCTACACCGACGCCGACGGCCGCGTCGAGATGATCACCAAGCGCTCGGTAGAGGTCTACAACGGCCCGCGCATCATCGTGAAGGCCTATGAGGACGTGCTCACCCCGCCGCGCGCGGCCAACCTTCAGATCCCAGGCCCCTCGAATCCCGGCGGCGCCACCCATGTCATCCTCATCGACCGGCCCACCGTCGACGAGATCAAACGTCTGGTCGCGACCGGCTATTACGATCTCGTGACCATCAAGGACATCGAGCCGCTCGAGGACATCACTCGCGACACCAGCGGCCAGGAGCTCGAGAAGCAAAAAGATGTCATGGAGGGCAAGCAGGGCGAGCCGGCGGTCACCGAGACCGAGGCCAAGTCCCACAAGACCATCACCCGTCTCATGTGCTTCGACATGTTCGATGTCGACGGCGACGGTATCGACGAGGACGTGATCTGGTGGGTGCTGTTGGAACCGAAGTTGCTGGTGCGCGCCAAGCTGTTATCGGAAGTGCATCCAGCCCTGCCCCCGCGCCGGCCGTTCGCCGAGGCTTCGTTCCTGCCGATCCGCGATCGTCGCACCGGCATCTCGATGCCTGAACTGATCGAGGGCCTTCACGATGTCATGAAGATGACGGTCGACCAGACCGTCGACAACGCCACGATTACCAACGTGCCGTTCTTCTTCTACCGTGCCGCCGGCGGTATTCAGCCGGAAACGATCCGGTTTCAGCCGGGCGAGGGATACGCGGTGATGGACCCGCAACGCGACGTTAATTTCCCGCGCATCGAAAGCAACTCGGTCGCCTTCGGGTTGAATATGTTCTCGCTCATCCAGCAGCAGGAAGAGCGGCTGACCATGGTCGGCGACTTCCAATTCGGCCGCGTACCGGCGGGGCGCGCCTCGGCGCTGCGTACCGTCGGCGGCATGGCCATGCTGGCCGGTCAAGGCGAAGCCCGGCCCGAGCGTATCCTCCGGCGCTTCTTCCTCGGTTTGGTCGATATCTGGCGCCACATCCACGAGATGAACCAGCATTTCATGCCGGCGAAGAAGCGCTACCGCATCGTCGGCTTCCGCAAGGAAGGTGAGGACCCTTACCGCGAGATCGAATCGAGGGAGGCCATCACCGGGCGCTTCAATTTCGACTTCAAGGCCAACGTGCTCAACACCTCGAAGGCGCTGCTACAGCAGTCTCTCGCCGCCTTCGGCCAGGTCTATGTCACCGAACTCGCGATCCAACTCGGCATCGCCGACGCCGACGGCATCTTCCGCTGGATGCGGGATCTTGGCCGCTCCTGGGGGCTCGATCCTGACCAGTGGATGAAACCGCCGTCGGAGGAATCACGCAAACCAAAGATTTTTGCCGAGGACGCGATCTCGGCCATTCTCGGCAATACTGTCCCGACCGGCGTGGCGGCGGAAGCGGGCGGCGCCGCCGAACACGCGCAAAAGCTCCAGGAGTTCGTCGCCTTGGACGAGTTCGGCTTGTTCGATGAACCCCAACTCGAAGTGTTCCAGGCCTATCTCGCACAGGTCATGGAGCAGGCGGCGGAGCAACAGCGCCAGGCCCAACTCTTCGAGGCGGCGCGGGCCTTCGGACAGGCCACCGGCCAGCAAGCGGGTCCGGGGCGCCCACCCGAAGGCGTCGAGATGCCGGAGTCCGGCGCGCCGCCGGTCTCGGGCCCGGGCGAGTTGATCGACAAGAGCCTGCCTGGTGCTGGTGGGGGAGGGGCGCAGGCGCAATGACCTTCGAGCGCGAACAATACCGAGAGCTCATGGCCAAGAAGAAAGCCGAGGGCCAACAAACGCCGCGTCCGGTGCTCGAGATCTTGGCCCAGGCCGAAGTCGCAGCCGCCAACCTGACGGGCGACCCGACCTGGGACGTTTTCCTCTCCTATATCCAGGCCGCGATCGAGCGCACCGAGGCCGAGATCAAGACGACGGAAATATTGCTGGGTTCTCCGGAGGTGGTCGAGATCGCCGACCTCATGCGCTTGAAGATCCAACTGGCGCGGCTCAAGGAGCGTGTTTCGGCCTGGGATGCCGTCATTTCGCTGCCGAAGGATATCCAGATCGAAGGGGAAAAGGCGAAGACGTTGCTGGAGCGGATGGCCGAGACTTCGAGGCAAGAACGGATGCCGGAGGCCAGCACGTGACCGGTTGCAATAATAAAATCATGATCTTCACGGAAGAAGGCGAGGTCGATGTGTCGCTTGAAAACCGTAGAGGAAAACCCAATTCGTTTACGTTGCCGATTCCCATGATCGTCAATCTTGGAGACTTTCTTCTTGACAGACGTACCGGGAATGTACGTATAAACATCAAGGACGGACGGATTCTCGGTTATCATACCGAGGAAATCGTAAGTCTGTAGACCTCTTTTTCTGGCTCGCGCGGGTTACTGCGCAATTGCGGTTGGCCCTCGCCTAGGTTTGCTACATTTGGGTTACTGTGCATAGCAGGCCCGTTGGGTTTTTACCCGGCGGGCCTTTTGCTTGTGTCAGAGCCAGAATTTTGGAGGACGGTCGAAACCGGATTGCGGTTGGCCCTCGCCCAGGTTTGCTACATCTGAAGGCTTGTCGCAAACCGCAATCCGAAACCGGTGGGACGACGCCACCCGGCGACGCGGGCCGCGACGCGCGATGGAGGGCAAAGATGCCAGCCGATCAGGACGTGACGGCTCCAGAGGCCGCCAATCAAGGCCAAGGAGATGGGGGCCCGGGCCCGGGCAACCAGGGGGACGTCTCCCCGAACGATGAACTCGAAGCGCTGCGCAAGGAGAACGAAGGGCTGCGTACCGGCATGCTGTCCGAACGCGAAAAACGCCAAACCCGAGACATCCAATTGGCGGAAGCAAACGGCAAGCTCCAGGGTCTTTCCGAGGCCGGCCAACCCCGGAAGACCGAAGACGAGCCGAAGATCACCCGGGCGCAACTTCGAGTAAAAGTCGAAGCCAATGAAATGACCGAGGCGGAGGCCGAACAGATCTGGGAAGGTCAGTTCGAACGCCGCCTCGGTCAGCGCATCGACACCACCGTCAAGACCGCGATGGGCGAGGCCCAGGCGGTGAATACCGTCAGCGCCCAGATCGACGCCTATAGCGAGGTCATGCCGGAGGTAATGACGGAAGGATCGGGCGAGCGCCAGCGGGTCCAGGAGGAATACAACTTCCTGACCTCGACCGGGGCGCCGGACGGGTTGCCGACCCAGCTCCAGGCGCTCCGCGCCGCCTTCGGTCCGATCAACGCGCTCAAGAAGATCAAGGGCGAGCGGCCGGATACGAGCCATCAGGACGTGGGGTCCGGCACCGGCTCGGGCGATGAAGGCGGGACCGGCATGCGCACCGACGGCACGCCCAAGGGCCTGACCGCACGCCAACGCGATTATTACACGCCCCGCGTCGGTCCGGGGAAATACTACCCGGATTGGAACGCCGTCGTCGGCGAACTCAAATTCCAGGACGAAGGCCTGACCAAGCGCCGGGCGCATTTGTCATGATACCCGCCCCCGCCATCATCCATTCGGAGAAAGATACGACGCCACGCGAACGGCTGCGTCGGGCCATCGCCCCGGGACGCGCATCGGGCCGTCTGCCTGGCGGACATGTCACCGATCTCGCGGCACTCGGCAAGGCGATCACTCTTTGCGGTAGTTGTGTCTCGAAATTCGACGCGGCGCGTTATGACTACGTCACCAAACATAACATTCCCTTCGTGCGCGGGCGTTGCGATGGCTGTCAACAGGACAGCGAGCGCGCGCGGCTTTTCCTTAAACACGGGACACCTGGACTGAATTGGAGTTGAAGATATGGAATGGGCAAAAGCGTTGAATTCCGGCAAAACGCCTAACATGCTCTCCTTGCAGATCAACGAGACCATGTCGACCGCCGGAGTGCCGGTGCTCGAGCCCGGCGCCGGCAATGCCGGTGTGATCCTCGCCTCGACGACGGGCGCGGCCAACATGGTCGGTGTCACAATCGACACGGCAACCTTCGTCACGGCGCAGCAAACCGATGGCACCTCGGCCGAACGTTTGGTCAAGGTCATCATCAACCCGGATGTGGTTTGGGAGATGCTGATGTCGGGCGGCGCCGCCGAGGGCACGGCGCTGGCGCTCCGGGCCGTCACCACCGTCTCGACCGATGGTTTGGTGGTGACCACCGCCGAAGATTGGGCCACGCCGACCTATGACGAAGGTGCGGTCTTTGGTTTCGACGGCGCCAACGCCGGGCAGATCCGCAAGATCACATCGGTTTCGACCACGGCGGGAACGGTGACCGTCGCCTTCGACAACAATACCGTCGTCGGTGACAACTTCATTCGCGTGCCGTACTGGTCAATGGATTCAGCGACCATCCAGTTGACCACCCTGCTGACCCAGGCCGATGCCTCGATCGCCGTCGGCACCGGCGCCGCCTTCCGCTGCATCGAAATCAGGAACGGTGATCTTTCCAACGAGGGCCGCACCAAGTCGTTTGTGCTCGCGATCTCGGACGATCACGTCCTCAGAGAGACGACATAAGGAGTAATGGCAAATGCCTGTTCCGCACACAACCGGCAGCTTCGGCGATCTCCTGGACCCGCGGTTCCAGAAGATTTTCCGCGAGCGATTCGACAAGGCGCAACTCAACGACATGCTGCCGATACTCTTCAGCTTCCCGCCCGACAACGGGCGCGAGGACATGCGCTGGTCGGACGTCGGCGCCTTCGGCGATATCCCCCAGTTCACCGGCCAGGTGAATTACGATTCGCAGACTCAGGGCTTCGACACCACGGCGACGCACATCGAGTTCGCCTCCGGCATGCAGGTCGAGCGCCGCCTGTTCGAGTACGACCAGTACAACATCATGGATCAGCGTCCGGCCGGCCTCGCCACGGCGCTGGTGCGCACGCGCCAGACGCATGGCGCGCGTCTATTCACCCTCGGTTTCTCGGTGGATACGTTCTTCTACAACAACTCCGAGAACGTGGCGCTGTTCTCGAACTCCCACACCACCAACGCCGCCGGCGTTTCGACCGCCAACGGTTTCGATAACCTCGCCACCGCGGCACTCTCGGCGACGGCGCTTTCGGCGGCCCGCATCCAGATGGTCGGCTTCCGCGACGACCGCGCCAACCGCATCTCGATAGTGCCGGACGAGATCTGGATCCCGCCGGACCTGTACGAGATCGCCTTCGAGATCGTCGCCTCGATGGGCAAGGTCGATACCGCCCAGAACAACCGCAACGTCCATGAGGGCGCCTATCGGGTCGTCGAGTGGAATTATCTCGCCGACGCCAACGACTGGTTCCTGCTCGATTCGTCACTCAAGCAGGACATGGTGTTCTGGATCGATTCGATCCCGCAGGAATTCGCCTTCGCCGAGGACTTGGATACGCTCATCGCGAAGTGGCGTCTTTATACGGCATATTCGAATGCTTGGACAGACTGGCGCTGGGGGCTTGGGAGCCAGGTTTCCTAGGGTTTTTGTCTTGATGAAGACTTCACATTAGGAGTTAAATGGCATCTTCCAAATCGCCTTCTATCCCAAGCGGATGAGCATGGAAAGCGCGACGGTCGTGGAACAAAAGTCGGCGAAGAAGCCCGTCGCCAAGAGGAAAAAGTAATGCCGCAGCACGAAGGCAATCCGGTCTACCCGCAGCGCACCCGCAGCGCCGGATCCTCCAAGGCGGAGAGTCCCGGCACGAAGCGTGACACCGCTCCGAAGCGCACGCGCAACGCCGCCGTCGGCAAGGGCTTCCCGGGCAGGACGCGCTCCGCCGGTGTGGCCGGCTCTCATGCGATGGGAAGCAAACATGAGTAATCCCGATCATTCCGAGAACAAGCGCGGCCTCGGCGGGCGCGCGAGCAAGCCGCCGCCGACGGGCACGCGGTCTGCGACGGCGCCGAAGTTCACCGAAAAGACCGCCGCCTGGGCGGGGCTTCCCGGCAAGAGCGGCCCCAACCGCTCGGCCGGCGTCAAGCGGGCTAGGATTCATCCAAAAAGCGAGGGTCTTTAGATGCCGGATCTTCAACGGCTTGTAACCGGTGATACAGAACGATTTGTCGTCAGCGATGACGTCGGCGAAGGCGTTATCTGTTCCATCAATAAGACCGACGGCGGTGTGTTCATTCCAATCTCCGAGGTGGAGCCCATCGGCGGCACTTGGACGCCGACCCGAATCGCGGCGAACGATGTGGTGCTACGCAAGACGGCGGCGGCCGACACCACCCATCTCGTGGCCACACTGCGTCCGTATTTCCGCACGACAGCATCGAAGGGCATTTTGGTCAAGTCGATCGATGTTGCCTATTCGATCGGCACCGCCGCGTTGACGACACATACGTTCAACATCTCGGCCGTGACCTACGCCAACAATACGGCGGTCGCTGTCGCCGCCCATGGCGGCTCGATCACGGGAACGCTGGCGACCGCGACACAAGCGAATCCGTACCTCACGAATCTCTTACTCGGCACGCAATCGTTCGTCATTACGGCGGGGGTTGATGTGCGTCTCGAAATTGAAGTCGTGGCGGCCTTGACCTCGGCCTATGACCTCTATGGTCTGTTTGTGAACTACGACTTCAATAATCTCTGATCGGACATCACCATGACCGAAACCGCTTTTCGCGAGGAAACCACCCCGAAGCTCAGGCCCTGGCAGGCCGAGAAGTTGAACGAGGAGAAGCGGCGTCTCGAAGAGACCCTTACCGCGCCGCCCCACGTCGCCAACCAGATCCAGGACCGCGGCATGCTGGCGCGCCAGTTGCGCCGTCTCAACACCCAGATCGAGACCCAGATGCCGAGACCGTATTCGCCGGGCGATCTCGATCTCGCAGTCAAGCGCGAGACTGAACTCTTGGCCGAGATCACCACCGGTATGCCGACACAGGCCGAGATGCGACGCAACCCCGCCGGGGCTCGCGACAAGCATCGTGCCTGGGAGAAGCGCAACAAGGTCAAGATCCTCGAGTGGAGGAACATTCGCCTACGCCGGCGCGCCTCGGGGGCGAGCGACGATCCCGACGATGCCCGCGACATCTGCAATCTGGAAATTTACCGTCCGGTCGGCGGGTCCGGCGAACTCAACATGGACCACGAGCAGATCCCCGGCCAGCACTATTACCTGCCGCCCGCCGGGACCGAACCCGCCGTCGTCATGTCCGAGGCCGAGGGCGAGATCATCAAGGCCATCAACCCCGAGCTTCACGCGCGCATCGGGCTGTTGACCAACGAGCAGCGCGCCGAGGTGCTGGCGGTCCTTCGCAATGTCACTTCCTCTCTTTCCGGGAAAGTTGCCACTCCGCCATCCCAGGCGGAAGACGACCGAAGGGCCGCCAGCCACGCTTCCTCGGCTGAAGCTGCTCTGCCTAAGAAGCGTGGCCGCAAGAAGGGCACGATGTCGCAAGAGGAGCGCGACGCCATCGGCGAACGCAGCAAGGCGACATGGGCCGCGAAAAAGGCGCAAAAGAATGAGGCCGCCTGATGGCCTTTCCATGGCTGTTCCAGGAAAATTTTGAAGACGGGACTCTCGGCAACTTCGACAGCGAGACCGACACCGCGTCTCAGCTCGATTTTCCGCATTATTCTGAACTCGCGCGCTTCCCCTGGGCGACCTGCGCGCCGAATACGGGCGCCTATTGTATGCGCCTGGCGCTGACCGGCGGCACCGCCGACGCTTACCTGGTGGAAGGTGATATCGACATCGCGGCCAACGTAACGCGGCACGTGAAGTTCGATATCTGGTTCAGCCCGACCTTCACCGGGACCGCCGACGACACGTTCAACATCTTCGAGGCTCTGGCGACCAGCACGGTCGAAGCGACCTTTGGCGCCCGGATTGTCGCCTCGACCGATGTGATCAACCTCGGCATCGGCGAGACCGCGCCGACGAGTTTCAGCGCCGAGGCGCTACAGAGGAACGCCTGGTACACGGTCGAGCTCACCATCGACATCGACAACGCCGTGGCGAACGACGGCACCATCGATCTCTTCGTGACCAGGGCCGGCGACGCGGCGCAGACGACGGTCTCGGCGACTCAGGTCGCCAGCCTCGACCAGGGGGCGGTGACGACCGCGCGGTTGGGCATCCAGGACCATCTCTCGACGACGACGGGGGTGATCCTGATCGACAACTTCATCTTCGATGATTTGAGGATTTTTCCTGGGGCGCGTTATTCGCTTCATCCGGTTCTCACCAAGAGCGGCCATGCCTTCGTCGGGCCGGGGCATCTTGACATTGCCGGCCTTCTTACCGACGAAGCCAACAACATCATGCGGCTCTGGGACACGGATATAGCGGACACGAACGCGACGCAATCGTTCGTGGTCGAACTCGACATCAACGGCACCTTCACGTCGTTTGCCGGGCCCATCAAATTTCAGAACGGCTGCTATGTCGAGCTTTCCGGCACCGACCCGCGCGGCGAAGTCATCCTGACACAGGCCAGCGACCGGCCCGGCGTATTGGGTCCGAGGTATCATTCCGACGCGGGTGTTCGCCGTCTCGGTCTTCAGTAATTGCGGAAGTCTGCGGATGATAAGGAAGACAAAATGAGCAAAGGCAATAACTTCGAAACCGACATCCTGGCGCTGATCTTCAACGCCACGGCGATCCCGGATCTGGCGGAAA